GGAGGAGGAGGAGGAGGAGGAGGCGACCCACCATCTTGGGTTTTCCAAACGCCAACAGCCCCACCTGTAATTACAGCAACAGCAACAAGCACGGCAAGTGTTGCACCCTTAACACTTTTTTTAGGCGTCTTAGGACTCATGCGTAATGATAATATTCAACTCGAAGGGTTATTACATCTGTCTCATTCAAAGCTCTAAAAGTTGCAGGCGAAGCACAAGCCATTTCCTCATGGTCTTTCAATCTTTTTCCGGTACTGGAAGTAGGATTAGTTGCATGTTGCCAATATCTAGCTATTGCATTTACAGTATTTCCTTCAGCATAAATCAATGCGTGTGTTGCTAGGGCAGGAACAGTAAGACTTTTTACAACACCCGTGAGGGTGACAGATTCTATTCCGTCAAATATGCGAACGTCCTCACCAGCCAAAGCCTCCTGCACAAGCCTTCCACCAATATCCTTGAATGCAACTGTTCTTTGATTTCCAAACCAATCTGAAATTACAATATCGTTAGCCATATCCCCTTCCTATCCTGAAATTCCAGTTTTTACCAGCTTCGATCTTTTGTCATCAGCGCCAACTAGAACAGACCTGTGAAAATTAGTTTTACGTGGATTATTAAAGCCTTGATCGAAACCAGTTCCATAGTCATTTGCCGAGTATTGATTTCCAAATAAAGCAAGCTCAATAGCAATTCCAATGTCATCAACAACATGGGTGATAAAGAACGATGCAGTTTGAGCACCTGTACCTATGTCAGTTATCGTAATTGAAATTAGCTCGTTCTCTGAACCATTACCTCCATCGTTAACAAAATTGATAGTTACAACGGTACCTGTATCAATTCCAACACCAACATCTGTCGAAGACTTTAGAGTTTCAGTTTCCAGGTTGGAAGAAGATACCCCAAAGAGCAGGTCTAAAATTACAAGTATTCTAGAACCAATCTCGTCAACTGCTGAACCTGAGTCATCAACAGTTTTATTTACAACGTCAAGTTCAACACCTGATCCAAGCTCGTCAACGATAATTCCTATTACAAATTCGTCGATGCTTGTACCCACATCTTCAACGTCGCGGGCCAAAGAAATCTCGTCAACTGCCGAAATTATGTCAGACGATGAAAGTGAAATAACTTCATTGTCCAACCCTGTTCCAGTATCAGAATCATTAGTTTGGAAAACTCCTGTATCAGAAGCCCCAAAGTCAGAACCCGATCCTGTATCCGCAGAAAAGAGCCAGATATTTTCAGAAATTGTGCCAGAACCGGAGTCACTGACCGTATTGACAGTGGTCAAGGTCGAGTCATCTACACCCGATCCCGCGTCTGTGGGGCTGTAAGGGGTTGTAAGAGCCGCCGTATCGACTCCGGTGCCCGAATCTACCCCTGTGAACGCAAGCGCCGCAGAATCGCTTACAGAGCCGCTATCAGAAAGCTGCAAGGCAATAGCTGACGCCTCTGTTCCGGAACCTGCATCTGAAACTGTAATTACAAATGCTGCACTGTCTGAGCTAACGCCTACATCGGAAGCAACTAGCCTGATCGTTCCAGTGTCAGAACCGCTTCCTGAATCAGAAACTGTAATTATAGAATCAGTTACATCTAAGCCTGACCCTGCATCACTGGCAACAAGTCTGATCGAAGCAACGTCAGAGACAACACCAATATCCGAAGCAATGTACGACTGCGCGAGCACTGAGGCATCTGCACCCGAGCCAGTGTCCGTAAGTGCAAGTGAAACTTTAGACGCGTCTGCTCCAACTCCCGCATCAGCAACAGGGATGTTTAGAAGACGAACATCAGTTCCAATACCAGCATCCGAAACTGAAATACTGACTACTGAAGTATCAGTTCCCGATCCTGTATCTCCTGTGGCAAACGGGTTGACAATCGAGGCATCAGAACCCGTTGCCGTATCTGAAGCTAGGAATATCGGAATTTCAATATCAATTGCGGTTCCAGAATCAAATACCTTAATACCAAGGAAACTGGTTTCTACACCTGAGCCTGTATCCGCTACTGTAATCCTGATTGAAGCATTCTCAGTGCTTGTTCCTGTATCCGCACCATTGATAGAAACAGACGAAGCACTAAAAAGTGATTTGTAAAGTCCGTTACGCTTACGCCAGGGAGCATCTATGGGAGGCTTAATCCTCCCGGCGTAAGGACGAAGGGAATTTACAGTGTTTCTAGGAAACCGACGAAACATCTAACTTACGGCACTTCCATAACTAGCGCAGCAGCCGTCAATTGCATGTCATCGGCAGGAGCAGCAGCAATTCTTAGGCAAAGCAGTTCTGCACCTGAAGTCCAAAGCCAGTCTTCGGGAGGCAACCACATTTCATGCCCGTTTCTCACATTAAAAGAATCACCAGGCCAAACATCTACTCCTGTGCCCGCTGAAGCAACTACGTCATTTAAGATTTCACAAACAAAACCTGCCGCCGAGTCATTGGCTGCAAGTGGTCTTGGTGTAATTGTAGTCGGAGCACCTGTGCCTGAGGTTGTGTGACCCCGAACCCACTTCAACCTGATCCACTCTTCTTGAGCTTCACCAACTTCTGAAATTGCTTTAACAAGCCAGCCTGTTACAGCAATAGGTTTATCTGTAGCAGCATCCAATTCAAAAACATCAACATCACCATCACCAACAACCCATGCTTGATTTTCAAATCCAACAGAGTATTTTCGTGGCATTTACATTCTCCTTCGTATTAGCGCTCTTTGCGAAGCTTTTCTCTCTAGCTGTGGAGGGCCATAGGTTATGTCAAATTCTTCATAAGCAACATATGCACCTAGGGAGTCACAAAATCCTACAGTAGTAGTCGCATCTGTTTTCCTAATTGCAACAATCAATGGCAGTTGAAGTACAACTGAAGGCAAGTCCAAGGCGTTGCTCAATTTCCAACGCCAATTTGCAGGCCATGTCCCCGCTGCACCTACGTTCCCTCCATAGTTAAAAATACTATATCCTTCGGACGGGTTGCTCTGAGCGCCAAATGACCCTGTCACAGACCCCGCAGCGCTCTTCTCAGCATGGTTAGCAAATGTTGAAATTGATGTAATTATATCTGACGCACCGATCCCCGCAGCTAAATAAGACCCGCAATTTCCACGATATTCGTCAGTCGAATTATCCCCTGATACATCAAAATTTTCAATTTGTGACAAATCTGTTTCAGCGGCTATACCAAGCGGAGGAACATTGCTTACAGCATCCCACAAGTTGGTACTTCCTCCTGCTCCGGCTTTCCATGAACCAATTTGCTCATCCGATTTCGGCATCATCAAAATAACTTTGTCTTCACCGGGCCAAGAATCGTTTAGACCATCAGTAGAATCATTTCCAACTAGGTCGTCAATGTGCATAACCTTATTCGCACCAGGAGCTTCAATCCACCCAATACGAACATTTGGCCCTGCTGTCGGCGTAGCAATATTCCCATTAGCAACACTCACACCGTCAAGCTGAACCTCAGCCGATGAAATTAACGAGCTGGCATTGTTGGCCGCTTTGAGTGCAATTCGATACCAAGTATCAGGAACCAACGTGGCGACTGAATCAGAACCAATTTGTGCGACTGCACCATTATCGTACAATTGAATTTTTCCAGCCGCAGTAAGCCGAACAGAAACAGCCGGTGTTGCCCCTGAATAAAGTTGCATAACCTGAACAGTAACCGAAGGCAAGTCGTCAAAATACATATATGCTTGTAAGTAAAAAATACGATTGTTTGCAACAACAAAGTTGAAGGGCGAACCCATCCAGACACCAGAGTCTCCTGCCGCTGAATCTAATTTACAAGATGAAGCACCCGTTCGCTTTATAGCCGTATCACGCGAAGCTACCCCTGTGCCGCTAGTAGAAAAAAGACCGTCAGGAGGACTAATGTCTCCACCTGTAGGCAAAATTGATATTTCATAGCCCGTTTGGAAAGCTCTAGACATTTTTATCCATGAAAAGTCAAAGCCCTTGTCCTGCGAAAGAAACAAGGGCTTTGACTGTTCGCACTCCTAACTTTGAAATTACGATAGAGTGACCTGTCCAGTGAGCGTCCAGGTACCCGACGCCTTGGTTCCAAGAGACTGCACCTTTCGGTTAATGTTCTTGTCAGCACCGGATGAATTTCTAACGCTCCACTCATTCCAAGCGTAGTTTGCTTCACCCGTTGTAAAGTCACTCTGCCATGCCATTGTCTGAGCAGTACGAATCGGGTAAGTGGCATTCATACCCTTGAAGAGCTTGTTGGTAGCTGCCTGTAGATCGACCTGAGCAGCCGCCTCAGCCGTCGAAGAGTCACCTACACCGATTTGTGCGTTCGCGTTATTAGCGACCGTACCGCCTGCCCCAATCAGAAGATCGAGGATAAGCTGAATTCCCTCGTTGAGCAAAAGGTTCCCAGGAACCTCTTCCTCAATTTCAGGAGCAACCATAAGCGCCCGCAACTCGGCAGAGCTAATTGCTTTGTCCTTGCTGATGCCGAGGCTCTTACGAGCGAAGTTTACAGCGTCCTCGCTCCACTTTTCACAAATCCACAAGAAATCCCATCGGCCACATTCAACCTCTGGAATTGCAATCCCACTAGCGGTAACTGCTTCCATTTATATTTCCCCTTTTCTAAATTGCAAGTGACTCTCCCCGCCGAGAGCCACCTGAATTATTACGTCGGAAGTGTAATTTCTTCCACGGAGTCGTCAATGTCCGCATACAGACCTCGCCTTGCTCGACCGACCTGCTGACCTTCGATGAGCCTTGAAATATCGGCAGGCCCAAGGTCAATTCGCAAATCGTGATGAACCAGTTCCTTCAGCTTCATCTTCGGCATAATGAAATAGCACTTACCGGCAGTAACACCGGGGTACACGTAGCTCTTCACGCCGTTAGTGACAGTCTCACCATTGTAGTAAATAATGGTGTCAACCGGAACGCGAGGAAGCGGGTTTCCAAGAGCGTCACGAACCGGAGTAAGCAACGCATCCTCGATCTGGAACCTGTTAGCCTCGTTAGCGAGAATTACAGACGGAGTACGCTGCGGTGTAGCCTGCACAGCCGTAACGTATGCGTCCCTGAACGTGTTGAGTGTCTTCTCCTGAAGCGTTGCACCTACAGCACTGGCGGCAGTTTGGTTAGCCGCCGCGTATGAAAATGCAAGGATCGGAGAAAGGTGCAAGTGGTTGAGAAGGAAATTATAAGCTCGACCAAAGGCGCGGTTGTTAAGTGTAATTTCCCACGTCTTGTCAAACTCGATCATGTCCTCCGTCCACTCAAAACCAGCCGCATACGTCTGAATTGCGACCGTCGCGGGCACACCCTTAGCGAGCGTACCGAATACAACTTCGCCGCCTTCAAACTTCTCTAGGAAAACGACGTTTGCCTGTAGAGTATTTTCATTAAGCTGCACAACTCCACCAGGAAACGGGCCGGGGATGAACTCGTAGAGAGGCTGATAAAGAAGTGGAGTATCAGCAAGACCGAAGTCCACGTCAATACGAACCTTTTCCAGCAAGTCCATCGACCCCTGGGAAGTTGTAATCATTTCCTTAACCGGCTTCTTCAAAGTAACCAGCGACATTTCACTGATTACTTCCTCAGCCTGAGACTTTAGACCAGACATTTCATAAACGAAAGTGCTTCCGTTCTTCTCAGGCTTAAAGAGCCGGTGTACTAGCGGAATATATTCTTCTTTCATATTGTATTTTCTCCTATCCTAAGGCTTAGGCGCCTGAAGGCCCCACGTTGAGAATCCGAACTGCTGCATAGTGGTTTGCATCCTTGGCCTCTTCAACTACTGCACAAGGGAACTTGTGAGTAGCAAGGACAAAGATTTCAAGATTCGTATCGCCCCTTTGGAAAGTTGCGATTGTGGCCGAAGCCCACCCAAGATACGTGCCCTTCGGAGCAGTAAGAGCCGAAGGAAGCTTGACATACCAAATACGATCAGGTGCAATTTCCATATCGGCATTACGCATCGTGTCAGCGGCAGCGATGTTCTTGAGAGCAACACCTGTAATTCCGGCAACACGATAAAGATCACCGAATGTAATAATACCAGCGGGCCAAGTTACCCCACCCTGAGTAGCTCGACCATCAGTTTTAAGCTGTCCCATAATTACACAATCTCCTTTGAGTTAACTACTCTTGAACTGCTCTGATACTTCTCGCTCAAAGTTTTCAACTTAGAGCCTCGATCAAATCATCCTTGGACGAATACTTTTCAGGGTCAACACCCTGCTCACGTGCATACGCGTCCCATTCATCCCTCGACGCCGACTTAGCAGGAGGGCCGTCCTTCTTAGCGGGTGCCTCTGGCATTTGCACATCAGCCCCGTAATCCTCTGCAAGCTCTAGAGGATGCTCTTCTACAGCCACCAGCCGACCGGAAGCAGTTTCCGGGTCAGGCGACGCATACGCGGGTGGCCCCACAATTACAGGCTGCATATCCATATCTTGCTCATCCTCCTGACGGTTGGGATGAAGCTTCTCTGAAGGGTTTGCCATTTTTACCTCCGTCCCGATCCGACCTTAGTAACAGAAATGTTTTCAGTCTCAGTGCCGGGTTCCAGTGGCTTGTCACCAGTGCGATCATTCTGCTTACCCGCCGGTGCTCGTCCGCCACCAATTTCAGTTCCGTCAATGAGCGCCTTCAACTCTTCGTCTTCATCAATCTTGGAATTAACCATTTCCTCGATCTTCTTCATCTTGTCACCCTCGTCACCCTCTTCCTCTTCCTCGTCCTCAGAAGTTTCCATTTCGGAAACCAGCAGACGCTTTACAAGGGTACGAGTATTCTCGTTCTTGAACTTCTTTTCAAGAACCTCATCGAACATACGATCCTTGGCACTCTTAGCAGCCTGAACCGCCTTTTCCTTAATTTCAGACAGGGCTGCAAGAACGTCACCACCCTCGTCAAGTTTAAGAGCCTTGCGAATTTCTGCCATAAGATCGACAGTCGGCTTAGCCTCTTCTACTTCGGACTCCATTTCAGAAACCTTTGTTTCCAAAGGTGCTTTTACAGTGTCCTCAATTGTCTTGACAAGAGTAGGATTGTGTGCCCGAAGCTCATTCTCTGTAAGTGCTGCGATCTCTTCTGGCTTCACTTCTCCACTCTCCATTTCACTTGTGAGACTGACAAGAGCAGTTTTCATTCCTGCCCTTCCCGGCCTCGAAAGGTCGATTGATTGCAAATCAAAATCTTTTACAGATACACCTCCTTGGATTCGCTCTAGCAATGCTTTGCCGCTTACTGAAATTGTACGAACCAACTTCCGTGCCAAATAATCACGAGCTTTGGTTCCTGGCAGAACATAGCCTTTTACAAGCAGCTTGGTTTTATCAGAAGAAGTTTGCAAACCAGCCTTCACCCACTGAAGCTGAATTTCAGGGAATGAAAAACTGTCATCCTCTGGCTTAATGTGGCCCATATATCCAACAACCGGCTCTGACGCCCCGTTTACCTGCTCGCGGATACTGTCAAGCACTTCAGGAGTCCAATAGCGCTGAGACTTTGACCATCCAGACTCAATTACAAAAGTAGCGAACAGGGGATTTTCATCACCCTGAACAATTTCAGAAACCTGATCTTCAGTAAGTGGAACCAGCGTTGTAGCGCCAGCCGCCATTTCTGAAACGACGGTGCAATCAAATAGGTCTTGAATTTGCTCGTCCATCGCTACCTCTTTCGCAATCTGCTTCCAGCACGCTTGATCGTCTTCTTACCAGCATCGAACGAAACAAAACTGCGCCTGTTAAGCCCTGGACTCTGATTGCCAACTAGATCAATATGGGTGTCTGTAATTACATTTGCTCCCGGCTGTGTGCGCCCATCAGCAGGATCGTTCTTTCGCAGAACACGAACACGATCCTTTCCAAACGGCCCAGGAATAAATCCTCGGAAGCCTGGACGCCCTACGTTCTTGTTACTTTCACCTGACAGAATTTTCGCCATTTTACCTCACCTTCAACTTGTTCGATTTGTTGCCCGGTGGTGTACTACCCTTCTTAGGCCCAAATTTGGTTTCCTTGCTTTTTCGGGAGCTACCCACCTTTCGAGCAGCAAGAACAGAAACACCTTTTGAACTTGCCATATTACCTCCTGACTAGGGATTTGACGTAATTAATGTGAATTTCCTTCACACCCCTTGGAAGCCTACGCTTTTTCACTATCCTCTGCTTTTGCTTCACTACTTAACCTCAAATTCAACTTCGTCTTCACCGCCGTCAGAACCCCGGACTCGACCAATGCACTTACCTTTGTAATCCATAGGGAAGAGAAAAAAGTTGTTGCCATCGTTTTCTACCGTCTTGTCTTCCTCGAAATACAAATCAGTCTCAGGGTTCCTAGACGAAAGAGTTGCATAGTTCCCCAAAACCACAAAGTCCTCTTCACCTTCAATGTGCCAATTGACAATTACTGCCTTTTTACATTCTCCAACTTCCATCATTTTTATTTTCTCCTTTTTCGCCTTCTACCAACACTGGCTGCAATCTGTTTAGGGTTTCTAGCACCCCTTGCGATTGCTCCGTATCTCTTACGAGAATAGCGTTTTTTCAATCTAAGTTTTCCAGGTCTGCCTCGTTTCACTCGTTGTTCCCATTTTGTCCTGAAGTAACAGGAGTTGGGGGAACATTTGAAATTTCTGGAACAAAGTTGGATTCGGCGTCGGCGGCCTCCTGTGTCGGGTTTTTCATGTTTGGAATAAACTGTCGTAGAAGCTCGCGGTAAGTAGAGTCTGAAATAATCTTTCGACCCGCAGCAACTTCCAGCCCCATGATGAGCATTTGCAATGCCTGGTTGTAGGCAGCTTGATCCTCAACACGAATGATTTCCCAAGATAGAGTCGCCCTAGCAGGTTTCTCACTATTGATCTTCATTACCATCTTCAGAAGGTCTTGAATGTAAACTTCAAAATTCTTTCTCTTGCGACCGATCTTAAAGGCCCAGGGAAGCGTCTGCGCGTTGTTGGCCTGGTTTGCAGAACCCGCCTCAATTGTCATAAACGCCCATCGCGGAGTTTCACTGGCTACACAAATACAATCCATCAAAAAATCAGCAAGTGTCTTAGAATCCCCGAGCACTGACTCGGCTTCAAGGAAAGACGCATCCTCTTCAGCCTGAAGGAACAGGATTTCCTTTCCCTTCCAGTTTATTACAGCGCCAGGCTTAATCTTGCCGTCCTCGTCCAAGGCTTCAGGAAAATTGTTCTTGATAAACGGCTGCACATCTTGAATTTTCAACTTAGTCTTTGGAATCGAATGGTACTTGTGAGCTTGCAACCCCTGCTTCAGAACATCGTTGAAGGCATGAATCAAAGGAATTACAACTTCAAGTTCGCTCTGGCCTCCCTTCAGTGCAGAGTCATACTCGTTGAAAACTTCTACAATAGGGACAAAACCCCAAATGTTCGTCATGTTCCACTCAGTTAGCTCTTTTCGATCCGTGGTGTCAAAATACTGGAAGCTTTCTGGCGTAATGATTTCTAAAATTTCATGTTCCTTCATTCTTGGAAGAGTGCCTGAAATATAGTCGCCTTCTTCCTCAATCATTTCGATCTTGTGTTTTATGATCGCACGGTCGATGATGTTTTCATTCATCACGTTGCGCTCAATGACAATTCTCTCTGGTTCTATAATCACCAATCGGCAGGCGTCAGACTCGTCTACAGTCATAAGTGGATCGTCAAGAATTGAGTCTTGCTGCACACGCACGATTGTCTTAGAATCCCTCAGCGCATTGCGAAGCATCTGTTGAATTTCAGAACCCCAATAAACGTGAAGGCAGTTATTCAGGAAGTCATCAAGGTTTTCATTGGCTGTAGATGCCCTTGGCAACCCTATAAAGTCAACCTGAAGATCAATGATCGGCCTTGTAAAAAATGCGCCTAGAGAAAGATCGCTGTTCAGGTTGCCGTAAAGCTGTCGAGCACTGTCATAGCTAACAGTTGTATTTTCATAGGTTGGGCCATCATTGAATGATATTTGACCAGATACTTTGAAATTAGAACGAAGCCCTGACCAGGACATAGGCCCCCATACTCTGAATATCTGCTCAGTTATTCTCTGCCAAACACCCATTTATTCCTCCTGGCCCTTTGCTTCATCTTTTAAGAAGTTTTCCAAGCCTTCGATCATCTGAGCCGCCTCTTCTTGTTTTTCAGGTGGCAATGAACGAAGCTGCTCCAACATGTCCGCATCCGCACCAATAGTGGTTTTACTCTCATTTACATTATGCACACTCGCCTCAGACCTGCTGACCTTAGAAACCCCGGTGCGATCTAGAATTTCAGAAGCAGCCTTCAGAATCATGCCGTCATCCTGTGACGAACGTAGAACGTCTGCAATGGCCTGTACCGCCTCGATTGAGTAACCCTGCAACAACTCTAGGGCTGCGCCGGGAAGGTTCTCCTGAAGGCTCTGAAGCCTCTCTGCAACGTCTGTCTCCTCTAGAATCCCTTTTACTTGGTTGCGCGAGACTCCAACAACGCTTCCGATTTGATTGTTGGAATACCTGGACAATTTCAAAACAATGACCATATCCTTGACGTGTTCCTTCTCACCAGGGAGAATGGTAGATTTCACATTCATCTTCGTCTTGTAGCGACGACGAATGCGCTTCACGCTGTCCTTGTTTGCGCTTGCTCGATCTTCAGGAATTTTACGCGGCAAGAACGCTCGCCTTTCCAAACGCGTCAGAAATGTCTGCTGGAATTTCAAGAGTGGGACTTCGCAAGCAAGCAATCCGCTCAAACATATCCGCGTGATGCCAGTGGTCAGGATTCTTGTTCTTTTGCCAGAACGCCCTGATCCTTCCTTGCGTGTCTTCTCTTTCAACTCTGACCATTTGCATCATGTGGTGATAAAAGCCATTGTAATCCTTGTTGACTAGAAACTCACCTTGTTCCCTCGCATCCTGTGGGAGAATTACTCGACCGTCCATGTAATCCTTGATTGTAGTATCAAAGGCCATAGTACGGTCAATTACACATTTTCCTGCTTCGCCATACTTCTGAGGGAACCAAACCGCAATTTCCTGAGTCGCAGGACGGTCTAGCTCAAAGCCGAGCCATACTCGACCTTGGTACTTGATCGACAAGTCTCGCGCTGCTCTCTTTTCAGGGTGCGCGTCAATTACAGCTACAAAACTATTTAGTGAAGCAAAGAACCTGTCTAGCTCGTCCCATTCTTTGAAAATCTTCATAGCCCAAGTACGGCGCATTCCCGAGCGCGTGAGAGTAGACGCCTTCACATGAATAGACATTCCTACGTCTACACCAATGTAAACCGCGCTCTCAGGAATACCGCCAAGCGTATGTCCTGGCATTACACACTTGTCAAGGATCTGTGCTGTGAACTTATCCCCGGCAGCGACATATGGGCGACCTAGAGACTGGTTGTAAAAGCTCTTCAGTTTCTTAGCGTCACGCTGGCCAAGATACCAACCCTTGATGATTTCATATGTAGTCTGTGAAGGAGAGTTGAACTGTGTAATTTTGTAGCCACGACTTCGGCCAGTTAGATTCTGTGGAACCCATCGACCAAAGGCATTGGCAACCATGCGCTCCCAATCCTGAAATTGCCGATGGCAAAACTCGCACTCGATTACACATTCATCGGCCGTATCTCCGAGCTTCATATGGTCTTCAAAGTCAAGAACTTGAAAACGATTACAGCCAGGGCACGGTATCTCCCACAAGTGCTGATCGGACGCCCACCATCCGTCTTCAGCATCTATACCGTGCCCTGGAACCGTCGGAGTAGAAAGCATAGTCAGCTTTTTCACAAGCGAACCATCCATACGGTGCCGAGCGTCCTCTAGGTTGTCTTCCACCATACGGTCGCGTTCGTCCCACACTTCTACGTCTACTGGAATTTCCTGAAGCTCGCGCTCGATATTCGTACCACGTATATAGAGATTAATACTCTCTGCTGATTGCTTGTGCAGCCGGTTGTCTACAGTCTTAAACGCAGACCTAAGAACCTCATGCGAATCAATTATAGGATCAATGCGAGACTGGACAAATGGAATTGCGCCGGTCTTCAGTGGGAGCAGATAAAGATGGTGCCATTTTCGCTGTGTAATCCAGTGAAGCGTCCTCGTTAAAAAGGTCACTGTAAATGCCATTTGTGCAGCCTTAGGAATTACAATTTCATCACTGGTATCGCGGATCACCTGTTGGACGTATTCACGCCCTTCCAAGGTGAATGGCCTACCATCTACTTTCAAACCCATATTGAGTGCCCACT